ATGCCTTTGGCTTTGACCTTACCGCCCATCGCCATGCCCTTGGCTTTGACCTTACCGCCCATCGCCATGCCCTTGGCTTTGACCTTACCGCCCATCGCCATACCTTTAGCTTTGACCTTACCGCCCATCGCCATGCCCTTGGCTTTGACCTTGCCACCCATTGCCATACCTTTGGCTTTGACCTTACCGCCCATCGCCATACCTTTGGCTTTGACACGGCCACCTTTAGCCATCTGGCCTACACCGTCCATGGCAAACTTAGGTATTTGCTTACCAGTTTTGGGGTCTTTGCCCATCGGCATTACAGAGCCGCCAGCCGCCATACCCTTGGCTTTGACCTTGCCGCCCATTGCCATACCCTTTTTCTTTTTCATCGTACTCTCCTAAACCATAAGTTCAAAGTGTGGTCCGTCTATAAACGGTCTGCGATTCTGTGATCGTCTTTCATCGATATAGTGATTCATAGCATCTTCCATGTCACCAGTAAACTGAGCGATGTTAGACACGTTCCATGCCGCGCCCCACCTGATGGGGACATCTATTTCCCTAGCAGCTTCAGCCATAGCGTCTGCTATATCATCATACAAATTGAGTTCCCAGCTTCCCCTGGAGCCAATATAAGCCATTAGGTCTACGGCATAGCCCTGTAGGTGCTTGGACTTCATCGTCTGTGAAGCACCTTTTTCAACAAGCTCTCGCTGTTCTTCCAAGGTTCTCATACCACAGATCACGCCAAAGTCGATCTTGGATCTATGAATAGCCGATTTAACAACCGCGACAAGCCGTGGATCTAAGCCCTCCAGCTTTCCCTCGCTCCGTGCACTTAGTTTAAAAGTCATTTTTCTATCCTCACGTTCAAACAAGCAACCGCCATATTGTTACTTGTTACCATAACCTTCGCCTGTTCTTTGTACAGTTCACATACCGTTCTACTCTCAAAGCTGTTTAATTGAAAGTGTTCCAAAGGTACGCCCACAACAAACTGCATCCAGACCAGCACCCACATTACTTAGGCTTTGTTTTATAAGTTCGTTTTTTAGGTTTGTTTTTAGAACCTTTGGGTCGTCCGCGTTTGGACGGGGCCTTCTTACCCGTCAACAGCATCCACCAGTAAGAAGCCAATAACCATTTCATTTTGTAAACTCCTTACTTAGTTAACCCAGATTTCTTTTCGTAGGTTCTTAAACCGCCAATTCCAAGCATACCTAACAACACTGTCATCAGACTCCCCATGTCAAACTCAGGGAGCGGTGGTACTTCTGCTCCCGAAATGGTTACCACAAATATAATCAACGGGCAAAGTATGAAGTGGTACAGCAACGCAAACCCACATATCCACCCCACAAACGGGCGCCATCCGCCCTTGAACAAGCTACCAGACGCCGCTTCAGCCTTGTTGATCTCCAACTGAGCTAACAGGGCCTGCTGGGCGTGGGTGTCGGACATGGTCGCTATCTCATGCGCCAGCTTGGCTTTCATGTCAGAGTCAGGAATAACCTTGTCAAGGATCCCTGTAACTGGACCTATTAAAGAACTAAACAGGCTCATTTCTTAACGGTCTTGTTTGTCCTCAACACTCTCTGCAAAGTCCTAGCTTGGCCCGCGTGGAGTTTCGAAGCTTTCTTCAAACCCTTTATAACTTTTTTAATCGGCTTAGACATTACACTATCTCCTTTATGGTCACGTTACCTTGTATTAAATTCATTTTTCTATCACCCTATCGTCATAGGACACAGAAGCCTTCTTGTTGTCAGCCTTGGCGGAGTAAGCATTAAAGCCCATAAACGCAGCAACAACTCCGCTGGCCGCAATAACGTATACACTAGCTATATCTGTTATAAGAGAAGCCGCTTTGTCAAATCCCAGCACAGACGCCAGCAGGATAATAAACGGGTAAATCAACATCCCTGCTAGTGCGAACCCTGTATAGCGCCGCTCGGCGTTGCGCTTCAGGTCTTCGTCATCGATCCGTTTACGACGGTCATCTAACTCAAGCAAAGCCCATTCATTTCTCTCGATGGCCCCGCTGTTATTTACATCCGCCCGTGTAAATTCATCCATTACCTGTTACTCCCTGCCCACAATGCCGCGCCCCAAATCAGACCGCCTGTACCCACCGCAATCAAAAGCCCAATAGAAACTATAGAAAGAATCCAAAAAATCTTGTCGCGTTTATCAGCTTGTTCTTCCAACGCAAGTTTGTGTCTTTTTCTTGCCTGTGCTGTTTCGTGAACAACCATATCCCATAATCCCGGTTCCGCAGTGGGGCCACTTCTGCACAACGACCTTAGTTCCTCTAAGGCTTTCTTATGCGCCATACGTGCAGATGCGATGGCAAAACCCTCTTGCTCTGAAGAGCTAAGTCGGCTGAGTGGACCTTTATGTTTTCCACTTTCTGCTAGGTTTATCTCGGATTCAATCTCAGCAAGTTTTCCAAAGGCAGGCATAAGCTCATTAATATCTTTCCCCGCTTTAATAGCAGAGCTTATGCTTCCAGCAACCTTGGTAACCATACCAGCAAGGGCCAATACTTCAATCATGCTCTAACGCCTTCAGAACTCTCCAGGAAACCTTTGACTATTCTCCAGTTTGATTGGCATTTCTTTGCTCCATCGCTTGACGCTGAACATCGATACGTTCTCGGTTAACATCGCTACGATCATCGGCAACCTGCTCTTGAAGCTCCAATCGAGCAGCGTCTGTCAAGGCCCGCTGTTCGATCTTCATCCCGTCAAGTTCCAACTTAGCTTGGTCAATCGCTAACTTATGCTGGGCTTCCATCTCCTTGATAGAAAGTTCCTGCATGCGAATACCAACCAATGGATCCTCCTCCTCAGTGCCCGCAGTCATCATAGGCATAAGAGCTTTAATCAACTCAACCTCAACCTGCGCAACCCGAGACTCAACTTGCTCTGGAGCAAACTGTTCAGGAGGCTGCATCTGTTGTTGCATCTGCTGTTGTTGCTGCTGGGCCATCTGCTGTGCCGTGGCCGAATCAATAGCTCCAGTCTGCACCATAAGCTGTAACTGCTGGCCTTGCTCTTCCATGGAGACCTTCATCTGATCAACCTGTTGCATCGTGCTTTCTTCCGCCAAGGACTTCATCTCTCTGTCCACTCGCTCACGGGCCGCCATGCCGATATGCTGCAAGATGTGGCTGTGTAGTCCCGCCATAACCGGCGGAGCTTCCTGTACCATAGGCAGTGAAAGAAGAGACATGTGAGCCTCAATGTGAGCTTCGTGGTCCTGCTCTGGGAACGCCTGCTGGGGCTGACCCATAAGCATCCCACCATTCTCCATGGCCGGATCTTGAGGAGTAGGCTGTGGTGGTGGTGGAGGCGGTGGTAGAACCTCGTCTATGTTTTGCACCTCTAACGCTTGATACATCCGACGATAAGCGGCGTGAAGGTTGTGCATCTCTGGGTTCGACTGAGCCAGTTGTAGCTGAGTCTGGGCCAAAGTAACCCTCTGAGCCATCGAAAAGATGTTCGGATCTGAGACTGGGAGGACGTCGATCCGGGCGTCAAAGTCCTCGACCTTAACCTCCTGCGGTGCACCTGTTACTTCGTAAGGGTACATCGGAGGTAGATTTTCAGCGAAGATACGCGCCAGCAAACGAAACTCTGTCTTCTGAGCGTAGTGCAACCGTTTATGGATTGCTGACATGACCTTCATGCCGCGCTCCAACATAGCAACCGTAGTTCCTACTGGGGTGTCTTTACCCATATCAGACACAGATTGATCGGCCAGAGAGATGAACCTACGCCCATCGTTAACCAAACCGCCAAGCATCTGAGCCAGCGTAGCTGATGGCTCTTTGTAGGGCAGAGGTACAATAGCGTCTCTGATGCTCCCTCCTGGCGCGTCGATGTCTCTCCACTCTCCTGGCTGCAACGGCTCGTCAGAGTTCCGTACACGCACTCCACGGGCCTTAAAGCCTGCGGGGAGGTTAGCTAGGGTTCCAGCGTCTATAAGCTGTCGTAGGAGGCTTGTAGCGGCTCTACCGAGGCCACCAATCATATGGATCATTCCGAAGCCATAGAACCCCAATCCAGGGGTAAACTTGTAATGCACAAAGTAAGGCCGCTTGCGGCGTAGCATATCGTCCATTGCGTAGTTGCGACGGATAGAAAGGATCTGCCCAGAGCTTTCGTCAAGCGTAACAATGTACGGAAGACGAATGCCAGTTGGCTCACCAGTCTCTTGGTTGATGTCCTCAAAGCCTTCAATGTCCAGATCAGCGTGGATCTCAAGGATCGTCAGCACATCTTCGCTATAGTTCTTAGATAAACCCTCAAGCTCGTTTACCTTCTGGCGAACAGGGTTCTCTTCAAGATTGTCCGAGGTCTGTAAGTCAACGTCACGGTACATGCCCGAGACCTGCAACTTACGCACTTCGTTCTCATCCATACGCAAAACATGCGTAACCCGATTGGCCGTGGTCAGATCAGACGCGGAATAAGGTACAACCAAATCCTGCGCAGGAATAAACTTAGCAACAGCCCGCTGCCGAGTAGCGTCGAAGTAAACTTTCTTGAATGTCGATCCACTTAACGGGAGATAATACAGAAGCTGGTCCATATCTGGATCATACTCTTCCATAACTTCCGTAATCTGGTAGTTCATAAAGTCTTTTACGCGAGTAGCCTGCGCTTCCCGCTCTGGGGTCTTAGCCCCCAACACGCCAGTCTTAACTGGGCCGCCCGAGGGCAGTAGCTCTTTGTACGCTTGAGCCTGAAACTGTGTAACACTTTCCGCAACCAACGGGTGAGTAAGACCAGACGCGCCCTCAAACGGAGTAGACCGCTCGTCCATCTTAATGCCAAGCAGGTCAAGCCCCTTGACATACGCCTCTTCCCACTCGGACCGTGATTCTAGGTCATCCTCGTATAAACCCCGTAATTCGCTGGATAACGCGCCTAAATCGCCCTCATCCATGAACTCTGCTAGGTTAGCGTCAAACGGAATCAACTCCTCTTGAGCCATCATCTCTTCTTGGAAGTTCATGGGCTGGACAGTCGCGCCCCCCATGCCATCCTCTATAACTTCAGCCCCGCCTGGAAACTCCATCGGTGCATCAATTGCAATTTCTACGTCGGGAAGACCCGCTGTGTCATCCAGGTCAAGCCCCGGAACAACCATGTTAGGTGGTAATGCCATTAGTAATACTCCCGTTTACGGGGCCTCCATTCGTCTTCGTGGTCGTCTTCTCCATTCAGAGAGATAAAACCACCCCTACGAAAACGCATAAGTGCCAACGTCATACTATCACAGAAGTCATCGTTGTCACCATTAGGAAACGAAACTACTTCCTCAATCACGTCATCAGCGAACTTCTTGTCTTCCGGTGCCCATACCATACCCGCTTCAAACAACGGCGCAACCATGTGCATCCTCGTTACCTTATCACTTCCTTTGCCCGGTGAGAAGCCCAATGCTGGTATCCCGCGCAAACGTAACTCGTCAATGAGCGGTGTACCCGTCGCTTTCGCCTCCACCAACACCATATCCGGCTCCCAATACTCGTACTCCTCAAAGGCAACCTCCTTTAATTCAGGGAAATTCCACCTGCCACGACGCGCATCCATCAAAATAACGTGGTCCGCGCCCCCTTCTTCAGGCTGAAACACCCCCCAAGTCGTGATTGCAGAGTAGTCAGCCGTCTGCTTCTTGGAAAACGCCGTGTCATACGCCTGAAGTATGTACTTCAACGGCGGAATCGTAGGACGGTCCCACGTTTGCCACCATTCGCGCTTGATTATCGCTGATTCGGAGGCCGTGGGCTGCTGTTGCCACTGCGCGTTCCACTTACTAGCAGGCAAAGACGCCTTGATCGACAATAATGCGTCTTTATCCCAGAACTCCGGCCAAAGTGGCTTGTCACTGGGCAGAATTGCAGGAAATTCCACCACATCCCACTTGTCAGACATGACATCACTGCCCTGCTGGGCCAATAATCGCCCTGTCAAGTCTTTTTTTCCCCACCTTGTCATAACAATGATGATCGAGCCGCCAGGTTGGAGACGCTGACGGGGGCCAGAGGTGTACCACTCGTATGCGTGGTCGAATGCAGTCTCGCTTAACGCATCTTGTTCCGAATGAGGGTCGTCAATGACCAGCAAGTCCGCACCACGGCCCGTAATCGCAGCCCCAACACCCGCCGCAAAGTACTCTGCGCCCTTGTCAGTGCCCCATTTACCCGCGCCCTTGTTGTCGTCTTTAAGGTTTGTCTCAGGGAAGATAGTTTTGTACTCAGGGTCATCAATTAAGTCCCTCACTTTGCGTCCAAACCGTACCGCAAGCTCCGTATTGTGTGTAGCTTGGATGATTTTTAGCTTTGGGTTCCTGCCCAGAAACCAAGCAGGCATCAAGTAACTTGCAAACTCAGACTTAGAATGCCGAGGAGGCATGTTGATAATCAAACGCTTGAGCTCTCCGCGGGCCACGGCCTCAAGTTTTTCAGCAATCACACGGTGGTGCTGGCCCTCGATGAAGTTGTCATACACATGATGAACAAACGGCATGAAGTTGTCGTGAGCCTTCTCACGCAAGTCCATGTTCTTTCGAGCCTCAGTTAAGGCTAGTATTTCTTTTAAGGCTTCCTCTGGTAGAGCTTGTAAGTTCACTACCTTAGAAGATCCATGATCCCACCAACAGGGCCGCCTCGGTTGAAGTTATTCCGATTGGAGCCTTGGATGAAATTGCCGCCGGTCCCAGAGTTAATCGGAGCGTATGGCTGTAAGTTAGGCTGTCCAAGGACCGCGGGCTGAGAAAAGTCCGTAAGTGGAACGCTGGGGTTCGGCGTAATGTAGCTCGGTAATCCTTGGTAGCCGCTGTTTGTATCGTCCATAGGCACACAAGCGTTGGTCGCAGGATCCATTATGAAACCCTCGGGGCAAGGATCGGCAGCCGCCTTTCCAGGGGTGCCACCGCCGCCAGTAAACGCGAAAGGGTCAATGCCCGATACTGTTGCAGCCGGATTGTCGTTACCGTCGTCAACAGGGCCGGGGAAACCAGCCTCACGAGTGGCCTCCGTTTTGGCAACATACGCAGCGGCATCTGCCTCGCTGTAGCCCGCTAGTATCAATTTCGCACGTTGTTCCTCTGGGTTTCCGAAACCCGCGGCAAACGCCATGTCCAAGTCCGTCTTAAACCCCGAGCCTATGCCTTGGTTAAATCGTCCAGGGGTGGCGTCATTGGCGTTGGAGTTAGCCATGCCAACCTTAAACCCAAATGAGTTTTCTAAGGTGGGGTCAACAAGCTCGCCTGCTTTTCCTGTTGGGTGGCCTATCTCATATACAAGCTCACCAGACTCATTATATTTCATGAAGTCAGAGCCTTCTTTATCCGGGCCGCTGCCTTGGGTAAAGAAGTTCGCGAGTGACTCTAGGCCCGTGATCTTCTTCGCCTCTCTAAGTATTTTTGCGGCTTTAATCTCCTCGGCCGAGGGACCGGCGGTGGCTGACCCGCCTTTGGATGACACTTCCGCGGGGTTATTAAAATTAACAGGCCTTGCTTGAGGTCTTACTGTGGGTGTTGCTGTGGGCCTTGCTTGGGGTCTATCATTGCTAGAAACAGCGGTAAGAGCGGCATACGCCTGGTTTGTTCGAGCTTGGCTCTCGGCAATGGCGCGGTCTGCTCGTCTGTCGTGCTCATCCCGGTTGCTGCCGGAACTGCCGAAATCAAAAGATTGTGTCTGCCTGACGTTTTTTTGACCTTGGTCGTTAGGGTTATAAGCTGGAACGCCCCCAGGACCGGCAAACGGTGGTACCGATTGGCCCTCACCGCCTCGGTACTGAGTGTTCAACAAGTCCTCCTCGAAAGGATTGATGTACGCTAAGTTGTGACGCTGGCCGCCAATCGTAGTCTCACGCGGAACAGTGCCGCCCATGTTGTACTTATACATTGTTCGTTCCCTTCCGTGGGTTTAACCCCGTGTAACACATCTCAAACCACTAAGCTAGATCAAGCGTAATACCCGCGTGACGCCCCAGCAAACGGACTGTTAAACTGCTGCTGGCCATAAATACTCTGCTGATTGTTCGGAGAACCCGTCTGACTACCGTACAAAGACTGAGTGTTAAACGGCGATTGGCCATAGGATAATGTTTGAGGTGGAGGAGCATAACCGCCCTGCTGCA